GGCGAGTGTGGCGAGCTTTATGAGCGTATCAGTATGCCAAAAGTGATGAGTATCTTTCGACAGTATGATCAGGAGCGCACCGAGGTGGTGGTTACTCAAAATCAACAAGCCCACGAACAATTCCGCTATAGGGAGAATCGCACGGAGAGTTATGACGATGATCTGGAGAGGCTTTGTAAAAAGATGAGGAAGTTTTGATGTGTCATTTTTATATTTTAATTAGAGAACACCCGCTAAAATCCAATTTGGAAATAAGCGGGTGTTTTTTTAATTTTGCGGTCTAAACCAAAGAATACCATAACTTATGGAAGCCCAAGAGAAAGAACACAAAGGATACAACAAAAACTGCCTATTGCGCTACAGGGCAGTAATGGAAGAGTTCAATAGACATGATTGCCGCTACATTCCTATTTCAGTAATATGGAGGGAATTTATCTACCCTAAGTTCTTCATTTCACGAAAAACCCTCTACAAGATCCTTAATACAGATGTGGACGAACAATTGCTAATAGCCAATAACCAATGATTAGCCATGAGTTAGATATTCTGTATCTGGCAGGAGTAATATACTTCATACTCTTGGAGCCCATCATCACGAAGGGTTCGGTTTTGTGAGGTACGGATAAGAGGGGATACATTAGGCAAAGGAGAAAAGCCGTGTATCTTTTGGTGTATCTTCTCTATGAGCGTCCAGATAGCCCAAGCATCCTCCTTTTGTCTTCTTGGTGCTTGTAGGGAAGTATTGGTAAGGCGCATATTAGCTATGGTAATTTTGATTTGTACCTGAGCTATTTGTCGTTGTAGAGGTATTTTGGTAAGGTCTTTTCCTATGTTGGAATACTGTACCTGTTGCACATCTATCAACGTACAGGGGTATTGCACGGGCATATTAGGGCTGTAATAGTCTAACTGTCCCCAATTCTCGTCTATGTATTTAAGTTCTGTTATCTCGCTTACTTTTTGTTGTATTTTCTCTAATAATGCTTTCATTGGTGTATGCTATTTAGTAGTTCTTTCATATTAAAATTTACAATATCATCTACCATTCGTTTTACTTCAGGATGGTCACCGATAAATTGTCGCTTGGGTATTTTTAGTTTGTCACCTACCTTTTTTAAGGCAAGGGCTTTCCACTGCTCTGCTTCTACTGAAAAAGCCTTTTTAGCACTCCCTTTGCGTCCTTTAGCCGCCCCGCTCACTTTGTAATACATTGCCCAAAAATAACGTTTCATTTTTTCAGTTATTACGAGTTCGCCCCCATTGTTCTGCAAATCAGCATAGGGTACGGAGCTTGTCCAACGCACAGAAGATCCCTCAACTGTACTACGGATAGAGCGACGCAGGGTTCCAGTACGTATCATTAGAGAGCCACGGCGATTGGGGATTTTAGTTTCTGGCCACCCATTACCAAAGAATCCCTTACGCTCGAAGTTGCGGTCGAAAGCCTCAGTAAGTTTTACCTTGGTATCGGTTAAAACGTGATTTAAAAAGGTTTTAAAGTCCATTTCAATAATGGTTAATTGTCAATGATTGATGATTAATTCTTCTATGCATTGCTTAGTTTTTTGCTATAGAAAAGTTTTAAAAAGATTTGTTTTTTGTTTGAAATTTGTTTTGTACCTTTGTAGCCAAATATATAGTTTACTTATGGAAACAATCTTCGACTACGCTCCCACAGAATGGGAATTGAATGCTTTGAGGTTTGATTCTTTTTCATTCATGCTAAAATTTGGCATTGAATTAAAAGAAGAATTAACCCCCGAGAGCTATAAGAAGCATATTACTAAGGAATTTGCTTTTTATGATTTGGCTTGCCCGTATTGCTATCAGGGGCTTATGGATCTTAGGAAGTTCCTTAACGGCAATGAGGAGGTGTACTTGAATTACATAGCCTGCGAGGCACATCCGAAACCTGAACCTGCAAAAATGCACAGCGATCTTGCTGCAAGAGTTGTGTATTTTCTAAAAGATCATGATCTGGATGTAAATAAATTTAATTTCCTTGTGTATGAGGCTTATTTTGAAAAGGATCTAAGCATAGAAGACAAATCCTTGCTTACCGAGTTTGCGAAAATGTGCGGAGCGGATGAGGAGAGCGTAAGGGAGGTACTTAACTCAAATAAGTATCAGGATGTGCTTGAAAGTGCCAATACGCTTGTATGGTCAG